GCCATGCTTTATTGCTCCGCGGGTGTGCATCGCACTGGGTTTGGTCGATCGAAGTACGCGAAGACGCCGCCCGCACTGTCGTGGCAGATGTGCAGTTCAATCTTGGCGCTGAGTTGCGTCGTTGGCCAGACGTTTGTGATGGTGTTGTATTGACTGCCAACCGGCCCGATGGTCGCAGCTGGGGTGACCGAGATGTTCATGCCGTCAACAATGTTGAGCGTGTTGTGCCACTCGCGCAGATTCACCGCGGCGGCGTATGTCCCACTTAGGTCTGCTGTTGGGACAGTGATCCCACCGCCACCGATCGGAGTCGGGAACCATATTTTCACTGAATACGTCCATCGGTTGTCCGCGTAAAGCGTGGCAGATTCGATCGATGCTAGGACAGACTTGGTGGGCGCACGTTCAAACACCTGAGCCTGGCTAAACGTCACACCCTCGGAGTTAGCGTTTACCTGGCGTACTGCCTGCGCGAAACTGTTCATGGCGTGCCGGCTAAGGCCGCCATACAGGTTCGACGTGAAGACAGGGTTATGAATTGCCATTAGGCGATCGCCAGTGGTTCTGGGTTGGTCAAGGAAAGCAACTGTGATGCGGTAATGATTGAGGAGAAGCTGCCAAAATCGGTGTACTTCTGTAGGTACACAACCTTGTCTACTTGCAGGATTGGGAAACCGCCGATGGTCACGCCGGCAACCAAGATCGGTTCGCCGGTGGGATTTGGTGCAGGGATCTGCTCAAGGTGGTACCAAGCGTCATACAAGAAGGTGTGGGACATCCGGTAGTAGTTCGAATCCACCGGCGCGGTCTGAAAGCCTTGGTAAAGCAGCGTGCCTTTCGGCGCACCTAAGAACGTCGCATCGTTCCGTTTGCCGACGTACGTAGTAAAGGTGGCCCACGGTGGTTCAGCGGATGGTGCTGATTGTGGAAGGGTTCGATCGTACTGAATTTCGATCGTTACCAACTGCTGTGGTACGTCATAGGCTTTCGCCTTGCCGTTGGCGTCTACCCTGTCCCCGCCGATATCGCCTGCTCCGGAGAAAGTCACGGTGCCGTCGGCAGCGAGCGCGGCACCCTTGCGGTAAAGCGCAGTCGACCGGACAACGGTAGCGCGGGTGCACTGGCAAAAGTCAGTCTGATCAGTCAGACCAAAGCGCCGAGTGCTGGCGCGTACGGTTACGCGGTAGTGGTACGCCTGCTCGCGAATCGGTTGAATGTCAACCGTGCGCACCACCATGGTCTTGAGATAGAAATCACTGCCGTAGATCAGGGAATCAATACGGGTGTTTGGTTGCGGACAGAATGCGATCAGCGCCGCTTCGGTCGGAACGTCAGTACCGGCAGAAGTCCACTTAACCAGGTAAACGATCTGCATCGATGATTCAGCTGGAACCGTTGCAAGTTCGTACGAACGACTGCCGGCAAGTTCGATTGCGCTGAAACTACCCATTAGGATCCGCCCTTCAGAGTTCTATTGATTTCCATCAATACTTGTTCATCCCGGCGCGGGTTGTCGCTCATTCCCCTGGTTGCCTCTTGCCCGGATGTGCCCATACCTAAGCCAAAGTTACTAAAGATGCTCGACATGTTTTCCCTGCTGAACTTTTTGCTTGGGTCTGCAAATGTCATAATGAATTGATCCATCATCGTGTTTATCAAAGTGCTTCCGGATTGTTTCATTGACTCAGTGAACGACAACTGTCCACTGCCAGCGGATGCCAAGTCTGTAGCAGTTCGTGCCTCCATTCCAGAGCGTTTCGCACGCTCCGCACCGGCTACGTCGGGCCCGAATGCCTTGGCGTACTTGATCTCGTCGTTGATCTTTGCCATGGTCGTTTCCATGATTCCGCGCTGGGCTTCGGGCGAGAACCGCGAACTAAGCGCGGTGATCTCTTGCATTCGGCGGTCGATCATTTGGAACGCATGCATCAGGATCTGGAAGCCCTGCTGTGCCATGTTGAACGATGCACCAATGGCTATGGCACTGGTCTTGCTGTTTAACTTCTGCAGCTCGCGGTTGGTTGCAGCCACACCCTTGATGACGCCGGATGGGTCAACTTCGGCGCGGATGACAGCCTTCATGCTCTTATCTGCCATAGTGTTCCTTCTTCAGCCAAGGGATGCAGCGCTGCGGCGGTTGCTGCAACGTGTTCACTACCAAGGCCGTGAGCAACCACTCGCACCGCTCAAGGGTGGTCAGTTCGGTTGAAGCAATGCCTGCGGGCATCATCATCCTTCGTTCCCCATCTGCAATGCGCCAGAGCCTGCGCTCGGCGCTTGAGTAGGGCGCGTGGGTTTATTGATCTCCTCCAGCAGAGCCGAGCAGAGTTCTGCGCGGATGTTTCCTAGTTCGGCGTGGTTGACAACGAACGGACTGCCATCGGTGCAAGTAATGCAAGCACCCCACCAGTAGGGATCAGCCGGTGCGCGGGCGTAGTCCGCCATGGTCGGCTCGCGCACCATGACAACGCCAACGCCAGGCACATTGACGGTGCGCGGCTTGGCGATCAGTTGAGACAAATCGAACGGCATCAGAACTCCTCAAGGGTGAGAGACCACATTCCGGGGCCAGTGCCGTCATCCGTGCGTGTGGCGCTGGTCAGGTGTCCAACAATGCTGTACGTAGTTGCGCCTTGATCGATGTAAGTTAGTGTGCAAGTCACAGCCACTGCCTCTGCAAGAGTGGTCGGGTTCATATGGCTGCGGATTGCATTATCCGTAGAACTACTCTGCGCCATTACATCGAAAGTGGCAGTGCGTGAGAATCGACCAGGTGCGCGCTTTTCTTTGAAGTCGGCAATGGTTGTCACATCAAGGCTACTGCGAGCAACAGAAATTGTGATGTTTTTTGCGGGGAACGCCGTTGATGCTCCGCCTTGAAGCGCTAGTTTAAAGTCGCCGCCGTAACCTGAGACGATCGCCATGATTAGTCCTCCTGGACAAGTAGGGTGAGTGAGATTGTTCCGATACGCGCTGCGTCTTCGCGGCCGTCATCAAGCGGCTCGACGGAGAACGCGACGCTGAATTCTGACAGCACCATGCTGCACAAATTGGTCACGTCGTTGTATGGGCCAGTAAATGTGGCGGTAACGTCATCGACTAGCACCGTAACGTCTTCGATGTTGTCACCAATTGCTTGCACTTCCACTGAGATTGTCCAGTGATTCTTGGCGGCAACGCCACCCATGCCGAAGTCAAGTGTTGCGCCGGTGATCTCGTACACGTAACACGGGGTAGCCATCGATGCAACGCGGATGCCCACGTATGCATCGTGCTTGCTTTGCAGCGCTGCGTAGATGGCTTTATGGATGGATTCAAGCGACATTTGCGGCTCCTAGGATCTTGCGAGCCTCAACAAGAATTTCCTTAGCAATCGACTGCATGAACGCACTGACGTTTGCTTTGCTCCACGCCAAGCTGCGGTGCGAACCGGGAATGAACTTGCCCGATGCCTTGTGCTTGAATCCGTTCTCTAGCCACGGGTAGACGTATTGCATGCCCTTTGCCCTGGCGCCGCCCTTCTTGCCAAGGATGATCCCGAGTTCAACGCGGATCGGGGAGCCTTCGCCACCCATGCGCTTCGGGGAATTCAATTTGGTAGCCGAGGCAATCGCCTTACGGTGCGGGTTCTTGCCCTTGTACGGTGCGCTGATCCACAGTGCTTTCAGCGCTGCGGTAAACGGCTTCGCGGCCTTGCGGATCGCCTTCTTGCGCACGGACTCATTGAGGCGCGGAGACAGCCGGCGCAGCGTGTCGCGGACTTCCTTGGTGTCAACGGTGACTTTGACTACGGTCATGGCGTCACCTCCGAGGCTTCAATCTCAAGGCGCCGCCGGCGTTGGTCGCGATCCCAGCAGGCGCGGACGGTAAACGTGCGCTCGGTGCCGTTGTCGTACCACAGCAACCGGCTGCGGTTGGACATCATGGGATGCCAGGCGGCAAGGATGCGCCAATCGGTGCGCGTCGCTGGGCCGCCATCGTCCATGGTGTCGGAAGTGTTGGCGAGTTCCACGTGTACCGGCAGCGTCGCGAAAGACAGCCAGGACTCCGAAGCCTGGCCAAACGCATCAACCGTGCGTACTGGATTCTGCGCCGTCATGACAAGGCGCATCATTCCGGATGGAACATGGCCCATTGACATTAACCAATCCCCTTACCCATCATGCCTGTGATGCGATCCCAGTAGGTGGAGTCCAGCGCCCTAGTGTCATCGCCGCGCTCGGCGACCTTCTGCGCGACGCGGTTCAATAGCGCCAGCTCAAGCAGCGGGTTTAGGGCGGCATTGCCGGCTGTCACGGTCAAGGTGACCGGGAAAGTGATGTTGTCGATGTCCATATCAACGTAGATCAGACCGTTGATCATGATCTTCGCGCATGTGCCGGTGAGGGGCACTGTCGCACTGTCGCTATAGAGCGCCGTGGTGCCTGCTAGGTCGCCTTGGCGCTCCAACTTGAGGTACAGACCGCCGTAGATCGTCACGGGCGCTGAGGGCACCCACTGCGTCCTGGTGACAGTCTCCACGCACCATCCGGTGCGCTCTTCCAGTTCGCGTACTGCTCCTGCCCAACAAATTGCAATAGCCGGATCATCCTCGTTGTGCGGGATGCGGGCAAAACTTCGGAATTTTGCTAGGTCTAGAGCCATGGTTCCCCGCAACGGGGGGGTGGAGCCGAAGCCCCACCCACCCGAAGGATGAGAGGATCAGAATCAGGCGTTCGTGACTTGCAACTGCACCAGCGCATTGACGCGGGTGAAGTTGGAGTTTGCAAACATCATGCCCTGGTAACGGATACGGCCAGTACCACTGAGGCTGTACTCGTCGCGGGTCACTGACATTGAACCCCACTCACGCATGGCGAAGCATTCACTAATGTTGCCCAAGCATGCGATGACGTTCTTACCAGTGGTGCCTGTAGCAACGTGCGCTGGCAGATACTCAGTCACGTACACGGGCAATCCCATCAGAGTGAACGGAGCAGCACCAACAAGCGCGGCGTCTGCACTTGGCACAAAGATTGGAACACCGTTTACGAGCAGACCGGCAATCGCTGCGTAAGTGTCTTGCGGAAGAATCCAAGCGGCAGATCCCCAATACGCTGCAGGCAACTTCGTGTAGCGCATTTCGGACAACTTGGCAACCGTTGCACCGGCAGTAATTGCCAGGGCGCGAGTGGTGCCAGTGCTTGTTGCGGTGGTGATGTTGATGCCGGTGGTGCTGTTAACGGTGAAGATTCCCGTTGGCGAGTTAGTGCCAGTGCCACCGATGTAGCCCCACTCAAGGTTCTTCGACAACTGAACCTGCAGATGTGAGAGAACTTCCTGTTCCACGGGGAATCCGGGGTCGGATTGTGCAATGAGTTGGTGCGAGACTTCGGTCTTCGGCAAGCAAAGAACCGGAGCAAGCGCCACTTCGGTGAACAGTGGATCGGCAGCAGTTGCCGCAACAGTTCCCGTATCGGGTTGAGTCCAAGCAGCGGTGTAGTCAGCAGTCTTGAGAGTGCTGTATCGCAGCGCCTGGTAGCCCTGAACTCCTGTCCGCAGGTCTCCTAAATTGCGCATGATCGAATTCGCGCTCAAATATTTGAGCACGGCGTCTTGATACAGCTTCGGGATCAAAATCGAGCTTGAAGCGGTTGAAATCAGTTCGCGCTGTTCAGGCATCGCACCAGTGCGCATGTAGTTTGCGAACTGCATTTCGTACTTCTTGGAATCGCGATACTCAAGGGAGCGCTCTTCAGTCTTCTTGAGAGAGTTCTCAACTGCACTTGAAGAAGCGAAACGCTCGCGCACTTGCGCCGCGCGGATCTCTGCATCGAGCTTGCCAAGTTCGTTGGCGACTTCGTGGCCGCGGGCCTCGACTTCGACGGACATGGTGTCCTGGGCGAGAATGGAATCGCGCTCTGCGGTGAGCGCCTTACGGGTCTCAAACATTTCGGACAGTTTCATAGCGGCATCCTTAGACGCAGACGTAGACGGGCAAGGCCCGACTGGAGGGTTCTTGCTTCGGCACTTGTCTGCGGATAAGCGCCGTTTTCAACGATGGAAACTTCCCGCAGCGCAACCTGCGAGAGTGTGCGAGTGTTGCCGACCCAACTGTCGGCGATGACTTGGAAACCGAACGACATTTCAGACAAGACGCCAGCGTCCACCAATTGGCGAACGTCCTTAGCGCGTTGGGTGTCGGGTAGCGTTACTTCAAACGCAAGTCCGTGCTGATCGCTGCGCAGTTGCAGCAATCCGCTCTTGGTGTTGGCAAGCAAATCGCGCGAATCGTGACCGACAAGCAGCGAGATGTTGTTGCCGAGGGACGAATCAAACGCGCCGCGCTGAACGCGCTCGGTAAATGGCTTGCCGCCATTGATGCCCCGAATGGTCAACGGATGGCTCGGAGCGTCATAGACCGAGGCATAGCCGCCGATCTTGTCGCCCGTCATGGCTAGTTTGGCTGTGCGAATCTCAAGCATTTTCGTCCCCCATGTTGCCTTCGCCGGCGTTGTCGCCTTGGACTCCGCTCATGCCACCAGGCATGGAGACCTTGGCATCGTCAAGCCCCTCTTGTGGGGGCAAGCCAAGCCGGTGCCGTGCGTCGTTGCCGGACATAATCCCGGCGAGCACCAGTTTGGACAGAGCCATTCCGGCGTCCCGCATGTTTCCGCGTAGCAGGACGTCCACGTCAAGACGTGCATGCTCACCGGGCCTGCAGAGTTTGCGCGTGATCTCCGACTCCCACGCGCTCACCCACTGGGCAAGTGCGCCGTCAACGTAGGCGCGAGCGGTTTCCGATTGCGATGCGAGAGCGCCGCCACCCTGCTGATACAGCATTTCCGGAGGAATGCCAAAGGCGCGCGCCACTTCCTGAATGGAGAATCGGCGCGATTCAAGCACATTGCTTGTGCTTTCGCTGATCTTCTCAGCCTTCATGCCTTCGCGCAGGATCAGCGGGCGCGATGCGCCATCGGGCGTCGCGTGCATGGTTTGCCAGGCGTCGCGGATGGCTTGAACCGTTTGATCGGACATAGCGCCGGGGTGGGAAATCGAAATCTTTCCGCCGCTGCGGATGAGCGCCGAATGGGCTGCGTCCTGGTCTGCGGCAAGATTGAACGCAGCGCGAGCGGCGTCCATCGGCCCGATGAACCAATCCGGGCGCAGCGGGTCGGGGTAACAACCAAGGTGAAGCACCTGGTCGGAGGACAACGTACTACCGGCGAGCTTGTAGACCACACCGTCTTCAGTCATTTCCGAAGTGATCGTGTTGGTCGGCAAAGGTTGCAATTCAGCAACAGCGCCGGTGGTATCGCGGCGAATCAGCGCAACACCGTTGCCGGATTCAAGGGCGCAAGCAGTGATGTACCGGCGGAATTCGTAACCTGACTGCCAGCGCGAAGCATCGCGTGTCATCAGTTGTGTAATCGGCGAGTCGACCAACTGACCATCGCTATCAACGACGTGGAACGGTAGCCGTGCAAGGTCTGCCGATATCAGTTGAGTCGCTCGAACGACCGCAGGCAGGGACGTTATAGCCGGTGCGGCTAGCGGCTCCGGCCGTGCATAGACGACCGTGGCGCTTCTGAATCCCATGAACCTGGCGAAGATGCTCACGCAGAGCATGGAACAAGTCCGCCTAGGACTGTCAATAGCGATTTATGGACTTGGCACCTAAACGCAAAATATCTTCACGGTGAAGTACTTACTTCACCCGATCGGACAACTGCTCGTACTCAGTCCGGTTGCCTCGCGCACCTGGTGATGCTCCATCAAGAGCGCTGCCATGTTGCCGGAAACGATGACATCCATGTTGCCGGCGCTGCGTCCCTTGACGGGTCGCGTGTTGCCTACGTTGTCGCGAATCAAGCGCACGTTGTTGAGTCCGGAGGCTAGAACCGGGTCAACTTGGTAGCACAACTGCTTGGATTTCAGCAAATCGCCCCATAGTTTCCACGCCGGCGCCATGGTTCTGATGCTCTGATCGACCGCAACAATGGGCCACCCGCGGTCTTGCCACCTCCGAATGTCACGCGCTTGCGCTGGATGTGGGTCAACGCCTATCTTGCGGACGTCATAAAGCGCCATCAAATGCTCGATTTCAGCCTCAACAATCGACATATCCTGCCATTCACCAGGCATGCGGCGTAGGTGTCCTGCCTCAATCCACACTTGCAACGGGTTCTTGCAGCGCTTCTCATCGAGCGCGATGTCCGTGCCGGCCCACCAGCACACGTTGCGTGCACGAATGATGCCACCATCGACCACCATGATCGTGAGCGCCGTTAAGTCGAGCTGAGCGCCGTAACCACCGCGGCTTAGGTCAAGACCGATCACAGCCGGCGCCCCGCGCAGGCGCTCCCAGTCGCAGTCCACCATTTGCCGCTCAAGCACCGCAAGATCAATGTCAGTGGTCGCAATCTCGTGATATCTGCACGCCAACTGCGTCTCAAACTCAGCAATCTGCACCGGATCACCCGTGTTTAGCATGGTTTGAGCGGCTAATTGCAACTGCGTTGGGTCAACAATGACGCCTAAACCAGGGTGCGCCTTCGCCCAAACAGCAGGATCGGACGCTTGATCGTCGGCGTCTAGCCCGTAAATCATGGGCCACCACCCTGCCGGATAGGGGGTTCCGTCACTAATTGCAGCCTCGCAAGCCTGCCAATAGCCCCAAATCGGCGTGGTCTTCTGCTCCGGATCGGGTGTAGTGATCGCCAACAGTTGCGACGTAGCAAACTTGGCGAGTCCGGTCAGCAAACGCCCGACGGCTTTCGGCATGCGTGAAATCTCATCCGCCACCACCAGGCGCGTGGTCAAACCGTCAAGAGCCTTGTCACTGCAGGGCAGGGATATGTACCGGTTTCCGCCGTGGCGGACGCGGCCAGGGTGAGCGGGTGTCGATCCTCCGGATGACTTCCATCCTTCCTCGTCCTTGTCCACGTCATCAAGCGCCAGTGTCCGGCACATGGTTGCCATGCGCTCGAATGTCTTCTGCGCCAACCGACCATCCGGCGCAACCGATGAGAACTCCAGGCTAGTCGAGGTGTCGCGCATCGCCGCCATGATCATCGACGCAGCAAACTCCGTCTTGCCGTTGCCACGTGCAACCACCAACAAGAGCGCCTTGGTTGCCGGCGTGTCGGTCTTCACCTTACCGATGACTCGACGCCTGGCGAGCAGCACCATCGCCACCATGCATTGCCAAGGCATCCACTCCAATGGTTTGCCGGCGCCCTCCTCAACGCCCTGGCCGCACCGGCGCGCAAACGCTCGCGCTTCCTCAGCGCGTGGCTCGTCCCACCACACCTCATGCGATCCTGGCGACTTGCGCTCGGCTAAGTAACGCTTGCACGAGTCGACGATGCGCAGATTCGCCACCGCGCTTCCGCTGGCGATCGACTCGGCGTAGGCGTCCGCTAAGTCGGCGCATAAAGGCGGTCGTTTCAAGTGTTTACGGCGCTTGTCGGTTTTAGCGGTCCCAAAGCGCGGTGCCCTTGGGGGTGGGGTGGCCTCGGG